AATATATCATAACCGGTTAATGAGGATATATTTTATGAAATGTAAGAACTGCGGTCAAGAATACGAAAGTATGTTCTGCCCCAACTGCGGACTTGTAAATCCGGATTATAAAACTTGTAAAAACTGCGGTAAAGATTACAAGGGAGATTTCTGTCCTTACTGCGGAACGCCCAGCGAAGATTTTTATATATGCAAAGAATGCGGAACGCCATTTAAAACTAATTTCTGCCCGAATTGCGGAATAGTCAAAGATGACGGTAATGTTACTATTCCCAAAAAGAAAAAACAGCGTTCGGTATTTTCTGTTATTATGATTACGGTAGGCTGGTGTCTTGTCGGTCTTATCGGATTCGTATTCATAATAGCTCTTTCCGGAGCTATTATAGGCGGTTTAAGCGTGAACAGTACAACGGACAGAGATTATCCGAAATATGATCAATCGCAAACGACAACGCCAAAGAAAGAAAATGTGAGAGCCGAAGACGTAGCGGCAAAACTTAACGTTACCAAATATGCCCGTTTAAATGCGTTCAGCAAATATGATAAGGGAAATTATGTATTTTTAGAAATAGAAAATCCGACAAGCACAGATGTCAGAGTTTCCGCTAACGTTATATTTTTTGACGAAGATAAAAACGAAATAGGAGCAAAATCGCAGGAGTGTTATGCTTTAGGTGGTAATTCTTCAACTCTCCTCGTCTTTAAATGTGATACGAGTTTCAGTTCTTACCGTACAAACGTGTCAACCTCAGTAACAGGTTTTAAATGTATAAACGGTAAAATGTCGTTCAGTTCCGCCCGAAGCTCGGACAAAGAAATAATAACCTGTACAAATAACGGCACCTTAGATAATTTTTGGGTAGAGCTTCACGCAAACGTATTATTCTTAAAAGATGGAAAAGCAATCGGATATAAAACGGTAAACTTTAATACCGTCAGTCCCGGACGCTCGGTTACAAGCGAATTAGATACAGAGGGAGTAAATTATGACGAAATAAAAGTTTTCTGCGATCCGCTTATGACATATGCGAATCCGCTTGCTTAAAATTCATATATAGGAGATTTATTTATGAAAAAGTTTATATTGATTTTTGTATGTATTGTAATGTTATTTTCTTTCGCGGCGTGCGGACAGATACAAAACAAAGAATCAGAAGCATTTGATAAACTAAAAAATATAATAATTGAAAACGGCACAAAAACGGAAGACGGAGACCTGACCGAATATACATACAAATACTCCGACGATGAGTTTAAATATACTTATCATTCCGAAAATAAGGGGCGTATTACTTATACGACAATTAACGCGGTCGGGAGCGTCGTATTGCTTTTCCCTGAGAATAACGACAGAATTTTTTCGGGGATTTCTATAATTGCCGACGAGTCATTTAATATAAGCAGTCTTTGTTTTGAAAACGCTGACAGGGCAGAATATAACAGTAATACAGAATTAGAAATGTACGATTATTATGATAAATATAATTACGTTTCAGATTCCGCAAAGGAAGAAGCCGAAGATTTCATTTTTTCGCTTATCGGTCGTTTCTCTTCTGTTATAAATGATTTTGATATTACTATGACAGACTTGGGATTTACTTCTATTGAACAATAAACTAAATATAAAAAGAAAACCGCCTCGAAACAAGGCGGTTTCTTCTATTCAGTTACGATCTGACATTTTTTTAATGATATTCCTAAAGTACTTTTACTGTAAGTTCCATATATTGTAACTGTCTCATCAACTTTCAGATTTACAAGCTGTTCTATATCTTTTTTCTCAAAATAACATTGAACCTTAATAAGAGAGTATTCGTTGTTATCGTTACCAAGCGTAATGTAACTTTGATTTAAGATATCAGTATCAATAGATCGAATTTTGCCTGTTACCTGAATAATCTTATCTTTGTATTTATTATCTGCGGCAACTCCGTTCTCGTCTGCCTCTTCTAATAATTCGGTAGCGGTTATATAATATTCAATATTCAGTTTGCCATCTTTAATTTCTGTTTGTGTTGGGATTTCTTTTTTAGGTTCTGAATTACTGCCTAATTTATCCCAATTAACGTATGTATAAATAATACAACAAAATAAAAATGAAAAAGCGAAAGTTAGTAATAAAATATCACGAACCTTTGTCTTTTGACTTCTTTTACCGCAAGAAGGACAATATTTCCCATTAAATCCCTGACCGCATTTTTTACATGTGTACAGATCTTCATTTGGCGTTTTACAGTCAGGGCAGATGTCTCCCTCATAATTTTTACCACAGTTTTTACAAACTTTTAAATTCGGATTTATAATTCCGCAGTTCGGACAAAATTTACTTTCGTATTCTTGACCGCAGTTCTTACATTTCATAAAATATACCCTCCTTAACCGGTTATGATATATTTTATCAAAATTTCCTTTTGTCTGTAAACATAATATAGGTTGTAAAATCCATATTATGACAAAAAACTCAATCTTTTTATTAGTAATACAGTCTATTGACACAATAACATTACTATGATATAATATTGTCATAAATAAGTTACATAGCGTAAAGCCTGTCATGTGAGTAATAAAAATATATGAGCCGTTTGTGTTATTTTAGTATAGCCGCTGAATCGTTAAGGATTTCAGCGGCTTTTTTTATTTATTCTATGAAACCAAAGGGGCTTAATATCATAATATCTAAGAAACGGGGTTGATTAAAATGAGTCCGTAAAATTGAAACTACTTAAAATACAGAAAAAAGGAGTGATGAACCGAAAAAAAGGGAAATTCTTATTCGTAATATGTCAAATAGCTGAAATTGTATTATGCCCTTGAGGTTTTATTACCGAAAAAGGAGTGTAATTATTATGAAAGTTAAAAAAGAATTTGATGTTAAATTAGGCGAAAGAATAAGAAAAATCCGCAAACAGAAAGATATAAAAGTTTGGTATATCGCTGAAAAGACAGGTCTATCCGAAACATTTATATATCAAGTAGAAAGGGGTGAAAAAGGAATTTCGGCTGAGAATTTTAAAAACATAGCTGAAGTTCTCGAAGCTGATACGGATTATTTACTGTTCGGAAATTCAAACAGACACAGTGATGATAAACTATACAGACTGACAGGAGAGCTTGACGAAGACGAAAAACAGATAGTTATCGCCTTTATAAAAACAGCGTTCGGAAAGGATATGCCTGAGAAATAAAAATAGCGTCTGAATCGAGAAAGCCGTCTTTGACGAGGCGGCTTTCTTTTTGAATTATTTGTGAAATCATATGAAAGCATATTGACAAATACGCATAAAAGGCGTATAATATAAGTATAGAAAAGAGGTGTTAATGACGAAGCGAACTGATTTAATAAGGCTGTTAAATCGAAACGGATGGTATTTAATGAGAAACGGAGGAGGACACGACATATATACCAACGGAGCTGATAAAGAGCCAATACCGAGACACAAAGAGATTAAAGAAAACCTTGCAAGGGCAATAATAAAAAGGCGAGGGCTGAAATAAGCCCCGCTCTGCCTTTGCTTTCACATATAATTTATTTTAGGAGGATAACTATATGAAAAATTCATATCCGATTATATTGATTCCCGATGAAACAGGCTTTGTCGTATATATTCCGGATTTCGATATCAATACGCAGGGAGAAAGTTTAACGGAAGCTATTGAAATGGCGAGAGACGCGATAGGTCTAATGGGAATAACTATGGAAGATGACGGGGAAAACATTCCTACGGCAACTCCCATGAAAGATGTTAATCATAACGAAAATGAAATTGTTTCTCTTGTAGACGTTGATTTTACGGAATACCGCCGTCAAAACGAAATGAGAGCCGTTAAGAAGAACTGTACTATTCCCGGATGGCTATGCTATGAAGCGGAAAAAGCAAATATAAATTTTTCTCAGGTATTGCAGTCAGCGTTAAAACAGGAACTTCATATAACAGACAGATAAGAAGAAAACCGCCCACAAGGCGGTTTTTTCCCACTCGCGGCAGGGTTCTCCGTCAATCAATCAGTCAGTCAGGCAATCAATCATTTCGCCTGCCGAACAAATAAAAAACCGAAAAGGCGTTTTTGTATGCGTATTCATGCGACCCTTTTTTATTTTTTATGATTATATTTTATCATATATTTTAATTTTATGCTTATATCGGAAGTTTGAACTATTTGTAAAATCGTATAAAAGCATATTGACATAATAGTTAAACTGTGATACAATATAAATGTAATCAGGAGCGGCAGGTTGTTCCCCGAAAGGGGGCGATACTATGGAATACATAACGACAATCGTTATTTTTTCATTTTTTATCGTTCTTTTGCTGAAATCTAAGTAAAAGAAAACAACCGCCCTAAAGCGGACGGCGTTTCCTACAACTCAAAATTGACTCAGGGAACGACCGCCGAGGACACGGCAAGCCGCTCACTTGATTACATTATATCAAATAAAAATCAAATTGTCAAGTTTTTTCGGAGGGCTGATTTATGGCAAAAACAAAAGCTCAGATACAAAACGAATATTATCACAGAACAGGAGCAGAAAAACAAAAGGAATACGAAGCACAGAACACTCGCTTTATAGGTTTGAAACTTAATAAAAAGAATGACAACGATATTTTACAAGCCTTAGAGGGGAAACCAATGCAGACGGAAATAAAAAGATTGATTCGAATAGCCTTGAAAAATGAAAACAAGGAGTGATTCATACGGATAACTTCAAGATAATATACAAGATTCTGAACACCCTTGAAAAAGCTCTCGATTTTGAAGAATTTAATTTAAAAACAATCAGTTCGGATAAACTCGGTATTTCCGAAGCACGATACCGAAAATATATAGAAATGCTTGTCGATTCGGGATATATAAAAGGTATCAGAGTTTACAGAGATTTACTCGGAGATATACAGATTGAAGAGGATAACGTCCGAATAACCCTCAAAGGATTGGAATATCTCAGCGAAAATACGATAATGCAGCGTATGTATAAACTTGCAAAAGGAATAAAGGACGTCAGTCCGCTTTAAAGAAAATACCGCCCGTTAAGGCGGTATTTTTAATATATCATATAAAGGGTATACTGTCTAAATAACAGCTGTCGGAACTGATATCAACCTTATTGCTCCATACTTCGCGGCTGTCGATTTCGGGGTCTATATCCCACGCCACGCTATTTGTGTCGTCAATATATACGCGTTTAAAATTTTTCAGATCTGAGAATTTTTCAAAAACAGTTCCGCTCTTTAATAACGGAGCGACATTGTAAATCCGCTTTTCCCTATTATCAAAAGTAAGAGTAAGCGTAAAATCATTATTCGGGCATACGTCTATTATCTTTCTTCTTCCGCCCACAAAATATTCGGCTGTTTTTTTATCAAACCCTTTAGATAAATAATATTCTGTATTTTTCATTATTTTATCTCCGAAATATTTATTTTAGACGTAAAGACCTTACACGGTAAAATTTTCTGCGTATATTATACCATAACAATTTTATACTGTCAATACAATTTATATCTTAAAAAGTCTTTACAACTGACAATAAATATGGTAAAATTTTATCACTGACACACAGAGAGGTGATACGATTGATTAAAGCGGAGAAAACCCCGTCGGGGAAATACAGAGCGAGAGCCACATATTACGGCTCTGACGGAAAACAGCATTCAAAATCTTTTACCGAAAAGACCGCCGCCAAGGCAGTTGCCGCCGCCGAAAAATTTCAGGAAGAATATCGGTACAACACAAGCGACACGACAATGACCCTTGCTTACGCTTTAAAAGAATATATAAATATTCACAGAACAGTCCTCTCCCCCTCAACTATTTCAGGATATGAAACGATAGCTCGCACACGCTTTATTTCGTTACAGGGGAAAAGGGTCAGTATGATTTCGCATATCGACATACAAAAAGCGATTAACGACGAATATAACAGCGGAATCAGTCCGAAAACAATTAAAAACGCGTACAGTCTTCTCTGCTCCGCGTTAAAGACAGTATGCGGAATACAATTCAATCAGGTTATAAATCTCCCGAAAGAAGAACGCAAACAACACGAACTGCCGTCAAAAGATATTATTCCTCAAATAATAAAAGCTGCGGACGGAACGGGTGTTGAAGTCCCTGTCGCTATGGCTTTGACTTTGGGAATGAGGATGTCGGAAATACGAGGTTTAAAATGGGAAGACTATGACGGAAGACAATTATATATACACGGCGTAAAGTTATGCTGCGGAACAGAAGACGTATACAAAGAAACAACAAAAACCGCCGCCGGAACTCGGTATGTTACGGTTTCCGATTATCTTAAAAATTTGTTAGACAATTCGGAAAGAACGTCGGAATGGATTGTTCCTATGACTCACAATGCCATATATAAACGGTATTCAAGAGCATTGCAAATCAACGGTTTGCCGAAAATGTCTTTTCACTTTCTCAGACATATAAACGCCTCTTTAATGACGCAACTGAAAATCCCCGACCGCTACGCTATGGAAATGGGAGGATGGGCGACAAATAACACATATAAGTATGTTTATACGCATACTATCTCCGAAGAATCGAAGCAATACAGAAAACTTTTAAACGACAATATTGACAGCCTGCTGAATGCGATATCAAAAGAGTAAAAACCGCATATTTTTTCTTATAAAATGCCATTTTAAATGCCGCAAAAACGAAAATATATGATAGATAAGCGAATTATAAGGAACAATATTCGGGTTCAACTCCCCTCGCCTCCACCACACAAAAAAGCTGATAAAATCAAGGTTTCCTTGAAATTATCAGCTTTTTTCTTTGTTTTAAGTTATGATTTTAAGAAAGATTTTTCCGTTTTGGGAAGCATTTTTCCGTTAAATAATGCCACAAATAATGCCACAAAATCTATCCTCATCTCAGTTCGGCGGTTATATATTTACTTCAGATATTCTTTCGCGCAGAACCCTGCTCTGCTGCCGTACATCACCTTAACGCAAGTATAGTTTCCGAGACGTTTCTCGCTGTTCTTAAACGCCTGTACCTTTGCGTTCTTCGGCATACAGGTTATGCGCGTTGTACTGTTCCACGCTCTGTCGCTGTTTTGCAGCCACAGTCCGACTTTCGGCGTTACCGTCATCGTGACGTATTCGCTTGTTTCCGACGGTGTTTCGGTCTTCGGCTCTTCGCTTTCCGAATAGTCGATTTCAGGCATATGCAGCCAATGCGTCCACCCTCTGCCCTCGACTTTCGTCTTTACGATTCCGTCTCCGTATCTGCCGAGCGTACATTCAACCGCTTCGCCGTTTCCTATGTAAACTCCGACATGTCCCGTCATATAGAGGATTGTCCCCGGAACTTCCGGAAGCGTGTCAATCGTTCCTCTTTTTACGGCGGCGTTATACATTCCCGTTGTGCTTCGGTCTGTTGCCGCTCTGTATGAGATTGATTTTGCTCCGCCGTCTGTCCAGAGGAAATATTTATACAGTCCGCAGCAGTCGCAGCCTATATAATCCTTTCCGACATAGCCTTTAAGCGTCTTCTGTCTCGCCGCCGTATATCTCGACGGATACTGTTTAGCTTTCTGCGATATTGTGGAGTTCGTTATCTTTCTCCCGAACTCTCCCCACATATACGCGGAGCTTTTCGCCGTCTGAGCAATGCAGAACTCCGCGAGAGCCTTAGCCGTTAATGTCATCGGAAATCACCTCCGCTTCGCTTTTCGCGGGTTCGGTGTAATTCATCGCCCTGCTGCTGTCCGACAGCCCCGAAGTTGTGGGGTCTGCGACTATTCCGAGAATCGCGAGCAGCGCGAACGCCGCGTTCACGACCGCGAGGAGTTTGTTTCCGAGGTCTCCGAAATCAAGCTCCAGACCGAAGACCGCCGCAATTACCTGAATAAGCAGAAGAACCGCGGGAATCGCCGCAATCCAGAACGCTTTGTTCTTCAGCCTTACTTTCCAGTTTACTTTCATTTATATCACGTCCTTATTCGCTGAGAATATATGTAAAGTCCATGCTGAAAGTATTATCGTCCAAAAATGCCTTTTTAGCCGCTGACGACATAATGAAACGGTCTGCCGCCGGATAAATACATATTCTGTTACCCCCTTGAGCTCCCCAGAGCGGCATAACCTCGTATACGCTGAATGTTCCCGAATGATAGCCTTTGCGGTCAAAACCGTTTATTGTAAACGGAAGACCTGTAAAGGAAAGAGGCGTTACCTCGTCAAAGGTCACAAGATTATCTTCAACCGCGTCGCAGTTAAGAGAACAGTAACCGTAACAGCGAACGACGTTTCCTATTCTGGTATATTTGAAGTTCTTACTGCTCATAAGACCTTCGACGGCAGCTTCTGTGAATACGGGGTTCCATGTGCCCTCGCCGTATGTGACGCTGCCCTGCGTTTCTGCCTGAACCGCCATGTTGTTTGTTTTTGTTTCGTTGATTTCTTTCATTGTTTTCTTCTCCTTTTTTGTTTTTATTTATGAGCATTTTTGTTTAAATGCTTATCTAACTTATCCTTTGCCTCGTGTGTCATTCCGTTAGTTCCTAACTGTATCAGACCGTCAAGGCAAGCCGACAGCGCGAAGCAGATAAGGGTGTTTTCTTCCTTTATGTTCGCTATATCCTCGTCCTGTCTGCCCTGTTTTAAGTACCATCTGTACGCCGCGAATATCACGCCGAAGATCGCTATCAGCGCGGTAATAACCGCCCCCGCCGCTATCACCGTCTCCGCCGTTACTGTTATTCCGTTATTCATCGCCGCCTCCGTCCTCCGCTGTCGGGACGTTTCCCCATACCGCCAAGACCGCCGAAACATACGGTTCGGGAATCTCTTCCGAAAGCTCCGCCCTGCCGTCTTCGCTGTTAAAATACGCTTTTCTGTGCAGTTCTCCGAGCTTCTGCTCCGAGCTTTCTCTTACGAGAAACTCCTGCTTCGCTATGCTTACGCTTTTTATATTTAATTTATCAATATAATATTCTGTAACAATTTCCATTTTATTTCTCCTATTCAACTTCATACATAAAACTTATTCGAGTATCATAGCCGGCGAAAATCTTCTTTACTTTTTCCATTCCCTCCGCAACGGTTGCTGTTGTCCAGTTCGTTGTTTTTCCGTCGCAATAAAAAGAACAGTTTCCAAGCCTGCTGCAGTATAAAGAATAGTTATTCGGAACTACGGAACCGTCGTCCGTTTCTCCGTTTAATATTGTAAACGCGGTTATTTCTACCGTATAATCTTCCCCGTTATCTAAGTAGGAAAACTTTTTAGGTACAAACGGCAGTCCGTTAAAAGAACCGATCGAAGTTTTATTTGCCGCGACCGTAGACGTTAACGGAGAATAATTTGTGAAATATGCCGAGCAATATACTTGATTTCCTATTCGTTCATACGTTCCTTTGGTTTGCAGATTAGCGTCAGAGCCTAACCACCCTCCTCCGCTGAATAACGGCGTCCAAGTCCCCGTTTCATAAGCAATATCGCTTCCTCCCGAACCGCCGCCAGAACCGTCCTTACCCATTCGGCTGACCCCGTATACCGTCGAAGTCGTATTATCCGTATATGTAATAACAGTTCGGCTCCATAAATAGTTTCCCGCCTCGACACTTGGAACAGAACTTGTCCACCCGTTTACGGGAGGCGTCGTTCCGCTTGCCGAAGAGTTATATTCTATAACTGTAGAAACAACCCTGTTGCTTTCTCCCACATAATTTCTCACCGCTTTCACCGACGGATAAAGTTTCGAATCGTTTATTCCCTCGTTTTTGTATATAATGTTTGCTTTGTTTTCGGTATTCTCTATCTGTTCGACAGTACCGCCGAATATTGCCATCAGTTCGCCTCCTCATTTATTAGAACGGTTATCATTTCCCCGTTTTCATCGTGAACTATATCCCCGTTTATATCTCTCAGAACTTCGTCGCTTATGATATCAAACAGAGAGTTAAGATAATCTATCCACGCCCACACACGGGCTTTCATCGTAACGTTATATTTACCCCATGTATATACTCCCGGATAATTTTCGTCCCAGTCATATATAGAAGTATGTAACTTTTTCAAATTCTCTTCTACTCTGTCAAAACACTGCTTTATGAATTTCGGATTCATATCAATCGTTGCGGAGCTGTCAGCCATTTCATAAGTCGCATATCCGAGTTTCTTGAAACGCCCGTTTATCCATAAACAGTCGTTATATATATCAGTCAGTTGTTCTGCTGTAAGAAACTCGGTTTTTTCTAAGGTTATCCACTCCATTATTCGTACCACCTGTCTGTTTCAAGAGTTTCGGAACTTGTCAATGCTCCCTTCCATTCGAATATTTCGACGTCCGCGACGTTTGTTCCTCCGAGTTTTGTCGTCATACTTGTAATTATACCGACGACGTCACCGTCCCACGCCGTTTGTATCTTAACGATATCCCCGACTTTTTCTCCGTTAAGAACTATTTTTGCGGAAACGGTGCCTCTCGACTTTATAAACACGCCCACGTCTTCAGCTCTTGATATATAGTTTCTGCCGCCCTTATTGCCTATAACGTCGGAAAACTCGTCGTAAGTAACAGTGTTTTCAACTTCCGCGTTCGGATTGGTTACGACTTCGGCTCTCTGTCCCAAAACCGCGACGCCCGTATCTATTTCAGAAACTGCGGAAGTCAGTTCGTATTCCATATAGTTGAAGTTGTTTTTATAGAGTTTTACAGCTCCGTTCCTCGCGACTCTCGCGTACCGAGGCTTATCCCACGTCTGCCGATACCTCGTACCGATAACCGTTCCGTCAAGTTTAACGGAAACATCGTCTCCGATAGCTCCGATATTTATAAACTCCGAGCTGATAATTACCGCTGAAGAAATATCCTCCGACTCGTTAAGTTTGCTGTCGCCTAAAATCCTGTCCGGCAGTATTGTCGGTTTTAATTCCGTAGAAATTTTCTTTAATACTATATTATCCTCAGACCTTGTTCCGTCAACGACATAACCGAGACAAAAAGCAACCGCGCACAGAGCGTATCTGCAGGTATCGGGTTTTACGACTCCCTGAATATTCAGCCTGTCAATATCGGCTATTCCGCTTGTGTCGATTTTCATTTTTGTCCGCCTTTGTATCTCGGAACAAAAATCAGACAAATTTACGATCGCGAGCCTGTCCTCATACACGTTCGAAATCTCGCCCCAATCGTCATACGGAACTTTATCCAGCCGTCCGACGGCGTTTTCCGCCTGAAGAGAATAAACGTTTTCTCCCGTTCTTTCGGCTTCCGTAATATAGAATTTTCCGAAGAATAAATTATCGTTATATACATATATCGGATAATCCTTTTTGAACGCTTCGTTATATGTGTTTACAACCGTCGCGTTAAAGGTTGAAATCGGCAGATCGTCCGAAAGTATATTTATTTCTTCGTTTACTTCCGAATCTATAACATCCGTAAATATTGTTATCGCCCCGAAAGATACCGTTGAAATCTTTATCCACTGAGAGGCTTCCTCCGTATAGAAATTATTTAAAACTATACCGTATACGGGATAAAACTTCTCAAGGTCTTTAATAGAAAGCTGAACGACCCCGTTTTCAACGGGAACTTCCATTACGTCGGTATGAAGATCTTCGCCGTCAAAAATGCCGAGACTGAACTTCTCGCAGCAATCGCCGTAAAACTCTATCGTAAAGTTCGGACCGTAGCTCGAAAGCGGCTTCGGATTGTCGGGCGTATCTTCCATAAACCATATGTAACCGTCTACAAATCTGTTCCCGTCCGACAGTCCGCTCCATACCAGCCCCGCGTAATCCCCGTCCTGATAAAAGCCTTTGTCCGTGTCGTTCAGATTTATTCCCAAGCCGTCAAGCGTTATATAATCGGGTTCTGCCGTCGTATTATATACGTCCTGTATCGACAGGGAAAAGTTATCTAAAACCGCCGTAGGACTTTGTATAAAGTCGGGTTTCGGGTTATTCGGCTTTATCATCTTTAATTTTATCATTGGTCTATCCTCGGCGTATATCCTTTAATATTTTTACCCGCGAGCCACTGCGATTTAACGGGAACAAACTGAACTTTATACACGCTGTCCCACTTGTTTCTGTCATTTTCCTTATCGCAGAATCTCAAGGTTCTTTCGATAGAAGAAATGTATACTTCGCATTCCAAATACCCCTGATCGTGCGGAAACCTTATAGTGTGCTTATTATATGGGCTTGAAAGTCTCTTAAATAAGTTATCCCAGTCAAGATCTGTCGTCGGGTCATTATGATACCACGGTTGACGCTTTTCCCTTACAAGTTCGCCCGAAAAATTAAAGAATGTTCCGACATATTCAAGATACATATCTTTATTCCCCTGTAAGCGGGTCGAATTATCCCCGTTCACAATTTCCGCCTTTTCCGTGAACGTATTCGAAACCCAGCGAGCCGCGAATTTAATTCCGTCAATATATACCATCTGTCAGACTTTCACCGCCTTTATTGAAGACCGTCTGTCCTCTTTTTTTATTTCGAGATTTAAAAGTTTTATCAGCTGAGACATACTGCCCGTGGCTTCGATAGTAAACTTCTGTTCCGGCTGAACGGCTTTAAACGCTTCGACAATCGTATCGAGAGGAGCTTCGACGTTCGTCTGACCTCTTCTTTGGTCTCCGAGCATAGCGAGGAAAGGACTTCCGCCGGGAATAACCGCTCCCGTCGCGTATTTGGGGACTTTCAGCCCCATTTTCTTTAAATACTCAAGATTAGCCTCGTCAATATCTTTCTGCTCTATTACAACTTCCTTACCGTCCTGTATACCGTAAGAATAAAGTTTCTTGCCTGTTCTTTGTTCATACATACCTTTCAGTATAGGGGTTGTATCTATCCCCATAACTGATTCAATTTTTAAATCCGCGGCGATATTATTAAAATCAAGTAAATTGTAATCTCCTTTTTTATATTGACGAACTTTGTTTTTTCCGGAAAAAACTTCAGCTATCTTATCAAAAAACGGCACATTTTTTATCATCCATATATATAAATTTTCGAATAATCGTTTTATCCATTCAACAGCCATATCAAAAGGTGCCGTTAATGCCTTAACTAACCCTCCAGGCTGAGCATTCATTACTGCATATCCAAGCATAAACGCACCGACAGCTATTAACCCAATACCATGCAAAAGATCTCCGCCTAAGCACAATAAAATACCCAAAACCAAGAAAAGAGTTCCTCCAATTACAAACACAGGTTCTAACTGTTTATTTATTTCATTCGCCAATGCTTGACCGTCTGGGTCTTTTTTTGCAATATGTAATAAAGTTATTGCTCCTATTATCGCCCCTAACCCAAGGGCAAAATGGCTTGTTAACAATAAAATAATACCAATAACTAACATAACATAACTTATAACAACAAACAATTTTGAAAGTGTACTTTCAAACTCTTTCTGAGCTTCTTCGCTTTTTAATTCTAATGACAGTCCTCCCCATATAGCTAATGCTCCGAGAACTACCATAGCTAAGCCTATAAAAATATGACCCGTAAACGCCAATATCAGTCCTAAAAAGACTCCGACAAGACCTGCGACAACAAGAAATGCTTTAATTATTCCTTTCATCTTTTCGGGAAGTTCATCCCAATGTTCGCTGATTACGCTATACAGCATAAACGCCCCGAGAGCCATTAAAGTTATACCGATAGGAATATTAACGCCCGAAAGAGCCAAAATCGCTCCCAAAACAATCAGTCCCGCTCCGACTGCAAGCATAGCGTAAATATTGTCAAGAGTATTTTTAACGGTGTTCATCATCGAATCGCCGCCCGAACCGTCTCCCGAAGTATCTATAAGCTGAATAGTATCGAACCCGGCGAAGGCTTTCGTTGCTTCTTTCGTAGCTTTCGCGAGAGCTTTCATTTCTTTTACGCTCTTTCCGAGCAGTTTCGCGAGAGCCGAGACTATCGTATCGGTAATAAATACGAGTTTTTCTAAAATCCACTGTAAAACGGGTTTTATAGTCTCGACAAATATCTGACCGATAATCCTCAGATTTGTTTTCAGCTCCGTCATCATAGAATTAAGAACGGGGTCTTGAGCTATGAAGTCGGAAAACTGCTGTTTAAGTTTTCTTAAAGCCTGACTTATTACGGTAAATATAAAGGCTTGTTTTACTAATTCTTTGAGCCTGTTCGCGAACTTAGTAAAACCGTTTGAAACTTTCTTTGTCTGTTCCGAAACATTTTCAAGTTCAGAGGCTTCTTCCCTGTGTCCCTGAATATTCTCTTTTATCGCGACGCCCTTTTCGTAAAGTTTCGCCGTTTGCAGTTCATATTCAGTCCGCTCTTTAGCGACTTTATCAACAAGTATCTGCATATCGGCTTTGTACGCTTCAATTCTCGCCTGTTTTTTCGCTTCCTCTTCCGCCGTTTTTGTCGTGATGGCTTCAAGCTCTTTAAGATAAGAAGTCATTTCATCGAGTTCGGCGGAACTTTCCCGGTAACGCTGTTTCAGTTCCTCTACCTTGATTTTTTGCTTTTCAAACTCAGCGTTTAATTTTTTAGCCTTGGCTTCCGCTTTCGATATGTCAAGGTTCATATCAAGAACAAATTCTTCTCTCATTATCCCTCACCTCCCCAGATCTCAGCTTCAAATTCGCTGTCGATTTCATCGTCTAACACTATAAGGCTTTTATTATCCCTTAAAAGCTCCTGTTCCCATTTTTCGAGCTTCTGATTTTTCGCGAGTTTTTCCCTTATATTCAGAATCGTTGAGAGCTGACACTCCCCGCGTTCCGCGAAATATCCGAGAAAAGTCCACCAATGAAGAAACGGTAAGTCTCTCGCGTCCTCCGCCGTTTTAACTTTCGGATTTATCGCCTGAATTATCAGAGGGTAATCCTTTTTCCAGTCAAGAATTTTTTTCGGACTTGCTTCTTCTTTACTCAAATCTTTGCCGCCGTCAAAAAACCACTGAGCCTGTTTATACGCTTCTTCTATGTCTCCGAACTCCGAAAAGTCATCGACATACAGATTATAAAGCAAAATATAGTTTTTCTCCTGCATTGACAGCGCAGGGTCGTTAAGAGCCGAAAATATCTGAAGAACGTCCCTGAAATCGCAGTTTATCGGACGGTTAACCCCATTAACGGGCAAACTATACGGTAATTCGAACATTATTTTTTATACGCCGGGTGCATACCCTTTTTATCCGTATACGATTTTGTTCTGAGGCTCAGTTTTGTCATACGAACGTCATATTCCTTTTCAATAATAGCAAAAGCTGCATTCAGGAAACATTCAAAATAATATTCGCCCTCTCTTGTTACGCTTATTGAAGAAGTGTCCCCAAATATAATCTTACAGACATCGGATTTGAATATATAATTTATCTGATTTTTCACATATATATCGCAGTCGGTAAGCAGTTTTAGCTGAGCGTCGATATTCTTTTCCTTATCTGCTTTTTCGGCTTTCTTTGTGTTTTTCGTCATATAGTCGGTGATATTCTTCTGAGCTTCTTTTGCTCTTCCCGGTAAGTTAATATCTCCCAAATCTATCTCAATATAATCGTCAGTTCCTTTGATACGATATCTTTTCCTGATTTTTTCCAATCCGAAATCTGCTTCTTCAACTGTTTCTACCGTGTTTATTTCTTTATTCTCTTCCATATTCAAAGCTCCTTTAGTATAAAGGGCGAGAAAACTCGCCCCTGTTTATGCCGCTGCTGTCGCGGCTGTGAATGTTGGATTTTTCAAATCGGAAACTGTTCCGAACTCTCCTTTTGAAATTCCGCTGAAAGATACGTCAGCCATTGTAAACGACTGACCGCCGAGATTGTCAAGACGCAAAGATACGCCGTCGACCTTACGGGCAAGCATATTGCCGCTCTCGTCAACAAGCCATCCGAAAACCATAAGCAGAGAATAATCCGTCAGTTCGCTTTCAAGTCCTGCGACAGTATATTTAAACGCTTTGTTCAAGAAATCCGATTTAGATTTATTTATGTGATATTCGGACATCTCAATAGTTTCGTTCTTATCGTTTACCTCGTTATATTTATCTCCGAGAACGTCTGTCAGTTCCGTAGTATCGTAGTTGTTGGATATAGCGGCGCTCTCCTGTTTATATCCGATCGCCGTCCAATTTTCCTCGTCGCTTTTCTTTGCATACAATACGAACTTCTGTCTCTTTACGTCGCCCGTATCGGAATGTTCGAATTTAGCAAGATATGTTTTAAGTTCCGTATCTGTCACTTTATTATTCCTCCTTTGTTATTATGTATTGTTTAAAATCATTCATTATCTTTTCGCCGTCAAGCTCCCACGCGACGTCTCCCCACCGAGCCTGAGCAAGAGGGTGCTGGTCTTTGGTAAAGTTGAAACCGTCTCCGAAATATTGCCGTCCGGCGTATACCTGATTAAAATATATCCCGTCTTCTTTTATTTCGACATTATCGGCAAGCATTCCGGTTACAAACGGGATATAAGGATACATTGCCCGATACCAAGACGTAAGCAGAAAAATCTTTGCTTCGGGAGACACGGCTTTTTTAAGTTTATCGTCAAGATATCCCTGAACTGTTACCCTCAAAACAGACACTCCCTTAAATCAAGAACCTCGCATATAATCGGTATCGAATACTTCGCGAGCCGCATCGTATTGTCAACGGTCGGGGTTGACGGGCTTCCGTATTCGGAATATATTCTCTGAACTTCAAGGTCTTTTCCGAAGTCGGGGAAATCTCTTTCCTTGTTTTTACGTTCGACATAGTCTATTATCTGCCCCGCTTCGAGCAAATCGACAACGTTTTCGGAGTTTTCAAACATTGTTTTTACAAGCTGATTAAACGATATCGATTTAAAATCGAAAACGGTGAATACTATTCTTCGCAAAACAGAGCCGTCCACATATTCCCTGTCCTGAGAACGCGTTATCTGCTGAGTGACAATCTGAATATTATTGTCTTTAGCCTCGGCGGCGTTCAGAAACAGTTTGTTGCCGCGTATATAGTCGCTGTTAAGCAGCCATTTCAAAAACGGCGTCGTATAGTCCATATCATTCCCCCTTTACCAAATAGTGCTTATTCGGCAAATCGGTGTTTATATTTACCGAAGAAACATACACGCTTCCGAGAGCGGCATATTTCGCCGTAATATCAGTAGACCGCTGTCCGTCCGTATATTCGTCTATATCGTCCGAAACCGCTCCGAGAATAATTAAATCCCCAGTCTGAAGCGTCATTGCCTCTTTCATCCTGTCATTCGGCAAACTCAGCCACTCATACTGCGGAACAAAATTACTCTGTTCGGGTATCCGTATAACAGTACCGTCGGTCTGAAACCTAACGTTTCCGGCGTTTGTTTCGCCGTTCGTCCTTTTTACGAAGCAGTTATAAAGAACGTGTCTGTTCCAGGTGACAACGCCCGTCAGAATATCCTCGGACTTGTTATAAAGCGTTATCGTTTTGTTCCAGAAGTACGCCATATTACCCCTCCGTACCGCGGTACATCAAATCGGTATCGGCGAAGTACGCGTATATAATACCGTACAACGCTTTTTCAGGCGTTTTTGTTTCGGCGTAAGTAACGGAATACCCGTCGTTCGAAACGCTTGAAACCGCCGCGATACCGCCGTTATTGTCCGCGATATACTCCACAAGCTCAAACATACACCTCTTTGTGTTCTCGTCCGCCTCTTTACTTACCAGACGGTCAAAAGTGGCTTTGTCGAGTTCTCTTTTTGCGCGGTAGGAGAAACGGCTGAAGTCTGTCTCGCTTATCTTACCGCCGAAAGCCTGATATTCCTCATAAGTCAGATACATTCTTCAGCCGTCCTTTCTTTTACTCCGAAGCCGCCGTATGAGACCTTACCCTTACGAGTGCGGGATTTGTTACTCTGAATCCTGTGTTCATTTCGACCTGAGCTTTCGAGCCGACAAAGTTTTCGCTGTCAACAATTCTCATTGCCTCAAGATTATCAATAATCGAAAGAGCCTCGTGATTATACATAATAAAGTCAACTCCTGCGAATGCCGCAGTTTTGGTAGTTCCCGCCGTGTTTATGTATTTCGCGTTTGTCGCGGAAAGACCGTTATCCTCGATTATGGTAAATCCGAACCAGGTTCCGATCGCGCCCGTTGCCGCTACTCTGTCATTTACGACAGGAGTATACTCTTTGCCGATTTCTTCAAGAAGCTGACCGAAGAAATCGGGAGCGCAAAGAATAACGTCGGCTTTTCCCTTAGCTTTGGAAATCGCGGTACGTTCCGCTATAATCGCGTTCTTTGCCGAGGTAATTGCGGTCTTAGTAGCGGAAGTAGTTCCCTCCGTAATAAGACAAGCGTTCGCAGACTGCTGTCTGCCCTCGCGTACTTCCATAGTCGCAAGACTTAACTGCTCGTTTGCGACGGGGAAAGCAACCGCAGCCGCCTGAACTCCGTATATCTTCTTTGATTTCTGATAGTTATTGTTTATAGCTATCGGAATAAGTTCGTCAGCCGTCGCCTCGTCGGTAAAGTCTCTTCCGGGAGTTCCGGGTTCGACCGCCGAAGTGCTGAGTTTATGAACGTAAATCTGACCTGCGGGTCCTTCCTGATATTTGTCCGTATAAGTTACGCCGGGGACAAAAGGCGTGTCAAAGAAAAGATTCGGTTCGAGTATTCTCGAATACTTTTCGTCAACGTTTAAACTGTTATATTTCATTCCTATTTAAATCTCCTTTCATTATTTAAAAAACGGGTTTCCCTTATAATAGCTCTGCAAATATGATTCGTCTCCCGAATCCTGCGAACCGCTTCCGACAGGCGGCGTTTTAAAAGAGCTGTTTGGATTTGTATAAATGTTTTTATCCTTTGTTATTTCTTCGTAGATCTCGGTATCTCCCTTACCTTTGTATTTCTCTTCGTCAAGAGCTTTTACAAATTCTGAGAATATCCAGTTTTCCGTTCCCTCGTTCAGAAAGGTCTTTTCGCCTTTTAAGGGAAAAAATCTCGATTTCAAAGCAGCCGTTTTCGCTTCTTTGGCTTCTCTGTTTCTTCTTTCGGTTTCAGCGTTTTCATATTCAGTCAGTCTTCTCTGCAATTCCTCAACGTCAGCTCCCGAAGTTTTGAGCGTTTCAATCTCAGTCTGAAGTCCGTTTATTGTTTCGGTTGCCGTGTCTAACTTGCCTTTCTGCGTTTCAAATTCCTTTACCGTTTTGTAATTTTCAAAAACGCTTTTTTTAATCGTTTCTTTCTTTTCCTCTGGAATTTCAATACCGTTTTCCGTAAGAATTTCAAAGATGTTTTTCATTGTTTTTTCCTCTCCTGAAATGATTTTATAGAGCGTTTCCGCTCTCGGCGGAGCGCCGTATTCTGAATAAAATTATTTGTAAAGCGGACTTTCTCCGCTGTGTTCAATTACATTATAACACAAATTAAATTTTCATGTACGGATATATTAAAAATTCGGTTTATTACTGATAAAAACAAAAAAACCGCCGTATAAAACAGCGGTTTTTAATTTAATTTATTCTATTGTACGATATGCCGGGTAATCCACTCGACGATATGAGAATAATCGATAGTTCCGTCAGCAATTCCAAGTCCCAGAGCAATCAACTCTTTTTGCGAATACGATAATTTTATCTGATTCAACTGAAGAATTACAAGCATAGAAAGAATCGCGGTCCTTTTATTACCGTCATTAAAAGGATGGTTTTTGCAAATTGAAAAAGCAAGAACAGCAGCCTTTTCTATAACGGTCGGATATAAATCCTCTTCGTCAAAAGTCTGCATACAATTCGACACTGCCGACTCAAGAAGTCCCATATCCCTTACGCCCGACAAACCTCCCGTTTCAGATAAAAGTTTCTCATGAAGAACTATTACTTCCTCTTTGGTTAAAACAATCATTTCGCTAACTCCGTAAAGGCTTCAAGATTTTCTTTAATAAGTTTATCGGCAGTATTGTTTATCATCTTTTTCCGAGCTGCCTGTATTTCGTCATACTCGTCAAAATCTAATATTAGATATCTCGGTTTATTATTTTTTAAAATAACAGCCATACCGCTTTCGTCAACAATTCTCACAACTTTTGAAAAATTCTGATTAGCGTCAGTCATAGGCACTAATAATCTTGTGTCAATCGTCATAATAACTCACCTCATAGTTATTATATCACAAATATAGGATAAATGCAACCTATATTTTTATTTTATCAATATATATTTAAAGAATATATTTGCCTATTCAATCATTTTCCTTAATACCACATAACAAGACTTTCCTCACGCAATTCTTTATTCTCTTTTATCATATCAAGCAATGCATACATTGCGTGATGTCGATAATTAGGAATGATTTCATCATATGATGTAATTTTGCTGTCGATTAACTCCTCTGACACATAGTCAACAACGACAAAACCTACCTCTTCTGAGTCTTCAGGTATATATTCCGCCTGAATTGTATGATTTTCCTCATTCTTTTTTATATTTTTTAATCGTACCATAGTATTCATCGCTCTCCTTATCGTAATTATATTTTGCGCTCGCTTCTCTGTGAGCTTCGTCCTGCGTTAAGCCTTCCATCATAAGCTTTCGTTCCAACTGTTCGTGATACAGCATTGTCATATCGTGAGGAAGAATATTTTTACCGTCAAAAAGACGCTGCCATGACTGAGCCATCATATAATTCGCGTCAAACCTTTTAATTTCACCGCCGAGAAGATGTTCCTCTTTAAATAAAAAATTCTTTATTTCAGCAATATCTGACTGAGGAATACCCGTGTTCTCTGAAATACGCTTAACGTCGGTATCTATTTTTCTGATAAACTCATAATACTGATCCGCATGTTTATCCGCCGCTTTTCCGTAAGGATTAAGTGCACCTGATCTTATTATATCGTTATTGACGCTGTTTGTCAAGCTGATTTGCGTGTTTTTCTCGCTCTTCTGAGCTCTCGCCCGTTCGGGTGAGTATCTTAAACCGTTCTTTTCGCTGAACGTCTTATATTCCTTTTGCAGTTTCCTTATTTTCAGCTGCGTCTCTCTCGCGTCGAAGTCAAACCCCGCCTGTTCCTGAGCGGATTTCTCGTCTTTCAGCTTCCTGAGCTGTAATTCGTATTTTCGCTGTTTCTGAGTCAAATCATACTTTTGTTTTGAGTTCTCCCGCATATTTTCGAGTTCTTCCTCGGTATATGCCGGAGAGGAAACGCCGACGACTATCGGAAAGGCGAAATGCTTACAGTTCCATTGTCCTATGGGTCTTTCAAACCCGTCGTATACGACGCCGTTTACGTCAATGCTCATATATCCCGACTGCATTTTTTCAAACTCTTCGTTTCGGAACTGATGTCCCTGAACGGGAGCGTGATCGGGAGCGGAAATCGCGTGAGCCGAAAGTTCCACTCCGTCAGAACCGAACTGTTTGCCGTGATAATCGAGCGTTTTCTGATTTAACTGACGAACGCTGTCAAGAAGATTCATCCGCACTGCGCTGTCAAGTCTTGTTTTCTTTCCGCTCTCATATATGTACAGACCGCCGCCCAACTGCCTGACAGTCTTTCTCATCGCGGTATTATAATCGACCGTTCCGCCCCGAACCTCATATATCGCCTTATCGATCGCCCTCGTATACATTTCGTTTACGGACAACAGTTTTCCGTTTTCCGCTTTGTAATACAAAGTGGAATTTGAAAGATTTTTAAACCGTTTGTTCGTCTGTTCCGCCGCCGAATAAAGAGCGTCCGAAAGATAGCTGTCCGAAAGATAGGACAAAGGTTTTATATTCCGAGCCGAATAAAACACCTCCGCGAAACTGTCGCTCTCTTCCGCCGCCTTTTTAAGAATTGAAAGAACCGCTTTTTCGCTCTTGCCCGTTACGCCCGATATTATTTCGCTTATCTTCTTTATATCCGCCCCGTAATACTGATAAGCGTTCGTAAGCCGTATAATATCGGTTTTTGAAAGCCTGCCGACCGCCTTTATACGCTGACATATAACGGCGGTTATATCAAGGCTTATTTCGCGGAACAGCTTCTCAACTTCTTCGGGAAGACTTTCAATCCACTTTTCGTCAAGGATGTTATAGTTCAACCCTCACGCCCTCGCGAATAAGAAAGTCACAGAGCCGCTGTATATCGCAGTCGTATATACTTTGGTCTGCTTTATTATATTTACATAACTTGCAGTCGGTAAAGTGACACGGAACGCCCTCCGCCAAAAGATCAAGGAGTTTCATTTTCATTTCTTCATTCATCTTTATTTCCTCCGTCATTGGTATTATTAAAACCGTCGTCGTCCGAAATCTCTGCCTCTTCGGTTTCTGTTTCTTCGGATATTTCGGAAACGTAAAGCTCCGCTTCTTCCTGAGACATATCCAAGACCCACGCCGTAACGTCGGACGTTTTAACAGCTCCGATACTGTGAGCCTGAATAAGCTGATTGAACTTTTCCTGCGTCTGTTCTATATAATCATAACTCCATTCGTGACGGATTTCCCAATCTCCGAGCGGCGTCGTTCCGTTAAGGTTCATTATTATGTCGATCGCTTTAAAAAGCATTTTATTTCCGCTTTCAATCTTTCTGCGAAACTTCTTAACGAAAGAGAACGTTTTCTTCAAAGAGTTTTTCATCTCTGTGGCAGTCGCGAAAGAGGTTTCGGGTTTTGTGAAAACGCCCCGTGAAAAACCGCAGCATAATTCGAGAACGGCAAGGTTAAAATCTTCGCCGAGCTGAAAATCGGCGGAACGGATATCGGGAGAATAATCCTGTATCATTGACGAAATACCTTCGTTCAGATTACCCGTCGTGTTTATAAACTCGTGACCGTCCATTTTATACTTTTTCGGGGCTTTGCCGTCGGAGTCTTCCCTGACAAGAGTTCTGTCAATAAAGGTAACAGCCTGTTTTCTGTCAAACTCGTCGTTAAACTGAGCGTATTTCTTTTTTACGTTTTCGATTATCGTATCAAATCCGAACGTAATCGGAACGCCGTTTGCAGAGTTATAATTTTCTCTGTTTATTGTCGGGCATTTATATCTTCCGAGCAATAACTGTTCCGAAAGAACCGTATCTTCGGGGGAAATGCCTTTCCAATTTGTTGACCGTATATCGGTCTCGTTATCGTTAAGATAAGCAAAACGCCTTATGTAAACAACGGAACCGTTTTCCGTATCTTTCAGGCTTTGACTTTCAAATAAACGATAAGTCTTAGTATCTGCCGAATATTCGTCTATCTTCATTATAACGCCTTTTAAACGAGTTCCGATACTCTCCGTCACAATGAAATCGTTATTCCCTATAACGTTAAGACCGATATTTTTACCGTCGGTATACGGTCTTACGACACAGTCGCCCGTACCGAGAGAAACCTCGGCGGCTATATCTTCAATATCTTCGACGAAATAATCAACCATTTCTCGGATAGCGTCCGCTCTTTTATTGTTTCCGTCAATTATGATTTCGCTGTCGTCAATAGCTATCGAAGCAACGACGTTTGCTCCTATTGCCGTCGGATTAAACCCCGTATCGCTGTAAAAACTTTTTGTTTCCGGTTTCTTCTGAAGCTCAAGTCCTAACTTTTTAGCTATTTTTATAAAAAACTCCTTTGCAATCTCGCTAATCTTCATATTCTTCCTCTGTTTCCTCCTCTAAATCTTCATTTTTATATAAATCCTGTCTTCGGGATTCCTTTATAACCCTGTTAAGTCCGTATATTAAAGCCATAACGCAGTCCTCGCCGAGCTTCGGATATTCGCTTGAAAACGTGCCGTCTTTCAGCTGTTCAAATTCAAGTTTTAAAAGTTCGTCGGTTAAATGCGGCGTTCTTCTTCGGTCAACGACTATTTTATTGGTCTGCCGCAACCATTCCCAACAGTAGTCACGTCCTTTATTCGCTCCCCAGCGTTTAACGGCGCCTATGACGTTAAATCCCCAGTCGTTCATATCCGCTATGTTGTCGGGTCTCGCGCTGTCGGCTATTATCTCATTATTTTTATATTTCGCTATCTTATTCGCGAAAGTGGAGTTTTTACATCTCCTCGAATATACCTCCTCGACAGCATATAAAATATCGGTCTCAGGGTCATAGTATGATTTTATAAACGCCTGAGGATGTTCGAAACCGAAGTCAAGTCCGTAATAAAAATAAGGTATTGTTTCAATCTCTTCGTCTGATATTTCTCTGACTTCCACATTTTCGAAGATTGTTCCGCCCGTTCCCGTAACCTCTCCGAGATAATTGTTTTTATAATATCTCGGCTTATTCTTTTTAAACCATTCCGCGCGGTCAAAAAATCGCTGTCCGAGCCATTCGACGGGAACGTTATAATAATAACTGTGAAATACGGCCGTCGCGGGATCGTTTATCTTGCTTGCGGTGTAATCGTTCATAAAGTTTGACGCGGACTGAGGAGGGTTAAACACTTTTATATCGAGAGCCGAAGTGTCGGCTCTGAGAAAAGTATCTTCAAGATTATCCATCTGAGCGACTCCCGCCATTTCGTCGCATTCTTCGTGAATAAGGAGTTTGACATATCCGAAAGGCAAATTATACGACTTTAAAGATATAGGCTTGTCCGCTCCGACAAACAAAACGCACTGCCCCGTTTTCTTGTATCTTGCCGTCATCGGCGAAGTTGTAAATTCCCAATCGTCAAGCCTGTCGTGCCTTGTGATCGTTTTTATAAACTGATTATATACAGACCCCCTTAAATCCGTTTTATAACGCCTTGTAAACACGCAATGCGCCATAGGGTCATTATATATCGTTTCTTCGCATAAGGCGGCTATATAGTTACTCTTTATCGAACCTCGGCCGCCTTTCAATATGATTTCACGGACGTCGCTCTTTCCCTGCCAAACATTATGTATGAGCCTGTGAAGCTCAACGAAATCCGTCGTTATATCAGTTATGGGAATATGATATTCGGAATTTATATCGGCGTTTTTTTCGGCTTTATTCAGATATTCCTGTAACGCTTCGAACGCTTTCGTATTTCCGCCGACCGCCGCCTTTATCATTCCGGCAATAAGAAGAGAATTAACGCTCAGATCTTCTTCGTCAAGCTGCTCGGCAATCCCCTGAACGACCTTTTTATTCTTATCCGTAAGTTTGCTGTTCAGCATTATATTGATAAGTTCCGCAGTGTTTTTCTTCTTCCGCTTCGCTATTCCGCTTGCGATTCCGCCTTTTCTTCCGCTCTTTGCCGCTTCTTCTCCGCTTTTAAATCTCGTTTTTTCACCTTTCAAAAGATTTTCTTTATTCATTTAACCACTCATTTTTCCAAATCGTAATTTATAATCCCCATATTTGCACCTCGTATATTTTATAGCTTAATTATATCACACTTTAAATTTTCATGTACGCAAGGCAATAGGAAAATATTTACAAAAACTTCACACTTCGCCTTTCGACATACTCACCCGAGTATGATATAATATATACATAAAGGAGGTGACAATATGAAAAGGCAAAAAAAATCCACCATCGAAATTGCGAATTTAATAATCAATGCCTTAATCGCCATAGGCACATTGATAGCCGCATTAAGATGGTGGTAAATCTCAAGAGGGGCGAAAGCCCCTCCCCCGTAAGGGGTAACTATATTATATCAAAAGAAAAGGAGAATGTCAAATGTGTTAGATAATTTATTACACTTAGCCGTATGTATACTCGTAATCGTATCTTCTTTTATCGGGTTTAATATATACGTGCGGATACTGTTCGGAATCGTCGGAACAGTATTGCTTATAAAAACGATATATGATTTTGCGAGGCGGAAAAATGGAAACAAAGAAGCGTAAGACAACAACCTCAACAGCCGTAAAAACGCGTTACAATAAAAAAACTTACGACAGAATTTACGCTATGATACCGAAAGAAACGGCGGCGGCATTCAAACAAAAGTGTATCGATAAGGGAATACCGCAGGCTCAGATAATAAAAAAGGCTATTGACGATTTTCTGAATCAGTAAATTGCCCGGAGGGAAGTTTTTCTTCCCTCTTTTTTCTTTTAACGAACAACGGACACTCTTCTACAATATAACTGTCCGTAATACAATACCCCTTCCCCGTCCGTTTTACGTTTTTCATTGTTTTTTTATAAATCGTTATGTAATCGTATCTTGTCGCTTTCCAGCCTTTAACCGGCGTGAAATCGCGAAGCCATGAGCATTCGTTTCCCGATCGGGAGCATTCCCAGCATAAAGTGTCCGTAACTTTCGGGTCATAATATCCGAATCTGCGAACGGCGTCCTGCTCTTTTTTCAGGCAGCCGCAGGATTTTGTTGAGCCTGAAACAACCTTTTCAAGCTGAATTTCTTTGATATTTCCGCAGTCGCAAGAACAGACAGCTTTAATATTTTTCTTGTATTCTCTTTTTATTTTGAGTATCGTAAGCCTGCCGAACCGTTTTCCGATTAAATCGTTATAATATGACTCGGGTCTTTCCATTCGTTTTAATCCTTTCTCAGAAGTTCGGGATTGTCGATAATATTGCCGATA